TTGCTTCCGCTATGAGCATGGCTGGTATGCTTGATTACGCTCCTGCTCTCAACACTTCACTCAACGTTGATGACACTGGCAACGTATTTGCTGGTGTGCTTCAAGGTGGTATCCGTGTTTATATCGATCCATTCGGTGCTCCAATCTACTCACAAGGTCAGGCTGCTAAGCACTACTACGTCATGGGTTATAAGGGAACCAATCCTTATGATGCTGGTCTCTTCTATTGCCCATACGTTCCTCTCCAAATGGTTCGTTCGATCAATCCTGACACCTTCCAGCCTAAGATTGGATTCAAGACTCGTTACGGCATGGTCAGCAACCCATTCGTTTCGACCACTAACACCAACGGTATCGCTGGTGCTACTCCAGATGGTCAGACCCTCACTCCTAATACTAACCAGTATTACAGAAGAGTTAAGGTTATCAACCTCACCTGATTTTCAGGTTATCAATCAAGACCCCTTCGGGGGTCTTTTTTTTATGCAAATAAATAGTAAAAAAAGGATAGAATCATGCCAGCAAAATGGGTTGAGAATCAACCAACTAATAGAAATTTTCTTGCACCAGTTGGTTTTAAATTTGATTTGGATATTTTTCCTGGAGTTGATTTCTTTTGCCAAAGTGTCAACGTGCCAGACATCAGTGTAGGCAGCACAGAAGTTTCTACACGATACAGAGGTATTCCTATTGCATCAGCAGGAGGAGTACAATTTGGAGATCTTAGATTAAAATTTATTATCGATGAAGATCTTCAAAATTATCTAACCATCTGGAAATGGATTTATAAAAACAATCTTGCCGAAGATTTTGATGATCAACTTTATCCAGAATACTCCACTGCAAGATTACAAATTTTAAACAGCAATTTTAATCCAAATGTAATTGTTGTATTTGAAGATATTTTTCCAGTAGACTTAACAGAATTATCTTTCGATGTTGCAGATACAGATGTAGAATACATGACTGCTAACACATCATTTAAATTTACCAAATATTACTTTACTGATAAACTCAATAAAAGGATTTAATTTATGAAATTTGAAGATTTGAAAACCCTCTTTGATCATGTTAAATCAGAATGGCAAGAAGATTCACACATCGACTTTCAATTTAAAAACAAGCAATACTCAGCAGATCTAGCACAGATCTCATTAGACATTCCCTACCAGCACAATAAATACTTAAACTTCTATAACGATTTCTCTACAGAGAAGACAGCACTGGAATTCCAGTATCGCATGAAGTTGAAAGATAAACGAGAATATTATCAAGGAGAGGCAGACCCTGAAGTTTATAAGGAAAAACCATTTGGTCAATCCATTAAGACATCTGAGAAGATGAAAGTCTACTTAGAAGCGGATGAAGATTTAATTAACATTGAAATGAAAATAGAGTTTATTAATAAGGCACTCTTCTTTTTAGATAATGTTTTGAAGATGATTTCAAACAGGAGCTTCCAAATTAAAAACGCTATTGAGTGGGAGAAATTTATTAATGGTAACACCTAATGACAGAATTGGTAGTATCAAAGAAAAACAACATTTACTTAACTATTAAAGCAGAACCTCATGTCCACTACGAACTCTCGGATTATTTCACATTCGACATCCCAAACGCTAAATTCATGCCCCAGTATAGAAGTGGAGTATGGGATGGGAAGATCCGCCTCTACTCGCCAGGAACAGGTGAGTTATATTGTGGTCTCATATCACACCTCAGAGAATGGTGTGGAATCAAATCTTACTCAATCGTTTACCAAGCAAACAAATTCTACGGAGATGTAGAAGAAAAGAATCCTATGATAACACTTGACGGTGTTAAAGGATTCATGGCAGCTGTATGCCCCAACCATCAACCAAGAGATTATCAAATACAAGCAGTATATGAAGCACTACTAAACAACCGTAGACTTCTACTTTCTCCAACTGCATCAGGTAAATCTTTAATGATTTATTCTTTGGTGCGTTATTACTATGCATCAGAGTATAAAAAGACTGGAAAGAAAACTCTTATCATTGTGCCCACCACTTCTCTAGTGGAGCAGATGTATAAAGACTTTGAAGATTATGGTTGGGATGTGGAAGAAAATTGCCACAAAATTTACGGAGGTAAAGATAAAAATATAGAGAAAGCAGTCATCATTTCTACTTGGCAATCTATCTACAAGTTTCCTAAACGTTGGTTTGATGATTTCTCTTGTGTCATTGGTGATGAAGCACACTTATTTAAATCTAAATCTCTAGTTGGCATCATGACTAAACTGCATGAAGCTAAGTATCGTTTTGGTTTCACTGGCACACTTGATGGATCTGCTACTCACAAGTGGGTGCTTGAAGGATTGTTTGGTGAATGTAAGCATGTAACCAAAACAGAAAAACTTATTAAGGAAGGTCATCTGTCTGACTTTAGAATCAAAGTGCTTTTACTTAAGCATGAGAAGCAAGAGTTTTTTGATTACCAGAATGAGATTGATGCAATCGTTGACAATCCTAAACGTAACAGGTTGATTAGAAATCTCGTCAGAGACTTAGAGGGAAACAGTCTTGTGTTATTCAATTACGTTGAGCGTCATGGGATGCCTTTATATGAGAGCATAAATAGTGTTGTCGAAGAAGGTCGTAAAGTTTTTCTAGTCTATGGTGGTGTAGACACAGAAGAGCGTGAAGAGATCAGACGTATCACTGAAACTGAAAACAACGCAGTGATTGTTGCTTCATACGGAACATTCAGCACTGGTATCAACATTCGTAATTTACACAATGTTGTATTTGCTTCGCCTTCAAAATCAAGAGTAAGAAACTTACAATCTATCGGTCGTGTATTGCGTAAGGGCAACAACAAAACTTATGCAACTCTTTATGATATTGCTGATGAGTATTGCCGCACACCACACAAAAATTATACACTGAAACATTTAGATGAGCGTTTGAAAATTTATGAGGAAGAAAATTTTAATGTAGAAATTATTAAAATAGATCTAAGATAATATGGAAGAAGAATTTTACGCTAGTATCAAATTAACTTCTGGTGAAGAGATCGTAGCAAAGGTCAGTTACGATCCAAATGATGATGTTATCATTTTATTAGAACCTAGATTAGTTGAAAAAATAGAAGAAAAGCAAGGAAAGTTTATTGTAGAAGGTCTTGTGTTTGATGATTGGATGAATGCAACATTTGAAAATATGTTTGTGATTCCCAGAGATCAAATTATTACAATGGTTGAATTAGATCCAAAACTAATACTTTGCTACGAAGACCACCTACAAGATAAAACAAAGTATAAAAAAAGAAACGTAGAAGAAAAAAAATCTAATACAAAAAGACAAAACCCCCAGTCACATGAGGGTTATCTAGGATCTATTAAAGAAGCTAAGAAGTTATTAGAAGAGATATATAACAAATCTTGAAAGCGCCACATTGCTATTATATACGGATTTAAGAGTTGTGTCAAGCCCCTTTACAATAACCGTTGGATGTGTTACAATGTTAACACCAACGGATACAAACCATGCTAACAGTCGAAAAACCGATGGGTAAAAGAACAACCAAAGAAAATTACGTTAATAACCGTGAGTTTCTCGATGCCCTGATGGTGTATCGACAGCAGGTTGCTGCTGCCAAAGAAGCAGATTTGCCCAAACCAAAAGTGCCAAACTATATTGGAGAATGCTTTCTTAAGATCGCTACACACTTATCATACAAACCTAACTTTGTCAACTACATGTTTAGGGAAGATATGATATGTGATGGCATTGAAAATTGTCTGCAGTATATTGACAACTTCAATCCAGAAAAGTCTACTAATCCATTTGCTTACTTTACTCAGATTATTTACTACGCTTTCTTGCGTAGGATTCAACGTGAGAAAAAGCAACTAGAAATCAAGACTAAGATTCTTGAAAGGTCAGGGTTTGATGAAGTTTTGCATATGGATAGTCACAGTGGCGACATGTACGGTTATAGTAGCAGCAGTGCTGACATGAATAGCATCAAAGAAAACCTTGAGATTAGATCTAAACGATGACCGTAGCTCTTATTACTGACCAACATCTAGACGGGAGAAAAGGCAGTGTTGCGTTTTGGGAATACTTCAAAAAATTCTACGACGACATCTTCTTCCCGACACTGGAGAGACGAGGAATTAAAACTGTTATCGATCTCGGTGACACGTTTGATAATCGTAAGGGGATTGATTTCAATGTTTGGAACCGTGTGCGTACTCATTATTTTCAACGTCTTGAAGACATGGGTATCTTCGTTCACATGATTCTTGGCAATCATTGCACGTATTATAAAAACACTAACGAAATTAATTCTCCCGATTTGCTGCTAAAAGATTTTAGTAACATCGAAGTTTATTCTCGCCCAGAGACAGTAATGATTGATGGTGCTAAAATTCTAATGATGCCATGGATCAACTCTTCTAACTACGAAGAGACAATGCGTTGGATTGAAGATACCAGTGCTGAAATTGCTATGGGTCATCTAGAGCTTTCTGGATTTGAAGTGACTCCTGGTAACAAACAGGAGCATGGCATGGATCCTTCCATCTTCAAAAAATTTAAACAAGTATTCTCTGGTCACTACCATCACAAATCATCTAGAGGTAATATTACTTATCTTGGTAATCCTTACCAGATGTTTTGGAATGATTACAAAGACGAGCGAGGATTTCATCTCTATGAACCGACAACAAATAAACTACAGCGGGTCAAAAACCCTTATGAGATTTTCCAGAAAATCTATTATAATGATTCTACTGGTTCTCATCTCAGCTTCGATACCAGTGAGTGTGCAAATTCTTTTGTCAAGATTATCGTAGAAGATAAGAAAGACTACAATGAGTTTGAGAAGTTTGTAGACTCTGTGTTTGCAACTCAACCACACGACGTTAAAATTATTGAAACATTGGTCAATGATTCTTTTGTGGAAGAAGATGACAATGTAGAAATCAAAGATACTCTCACACTTCTGAATGAATACATTGATGAGGTAGAGATATCCGTAGACAAAGCTAAATTAAAGTCTGTAATGAAAACACTATATATTGAAAGTTGTGAGGTAGTGTAAATGTTTCTGATCACTCTTGCTGAGCATCAAGACGGAGTATATTCGGTTATTGACGAAGAAGGTGATCATGTAGTATACTTCTTCAGAGAAGAAGACGATGCCGAAAGGTATCTTGGTTTGCTTGAAGCAAACGACGAAGAAGACAATCTTCCATCCCTTGTCACTCATGAAATTGATGCTAAATCTGGTGTTGGTATGTGTGAGTTGAGAGGAATGAAATACATTATAGTTGAACCAGACGACATTATTATTCCCCCGCGATCATATGATAATCTTCAAGACGATTAAATGGAAAAACTTTCTTTCTACTGGTGCTCAGTTTACCGAGATTTCACTGACCGATAGAAAAAGTAGTTTGATTGTGGGTACTAATGGTGCTGGCAAGTCAACCATTCTGGATGCTCTTACCTTCTCTTTATTCGGTAAACCATTCAGAAAGATTAATAAACCACAACTTCTCAACTCCATCAATCAAAGTGATTGTGTTGTAGAAATTAACTTTGATATTGGTAGTAATAAATACAAAGTGATTCGTGGTATCAAACCAGCGAAGTTTGAAATCTATCAGAATGGTGCTCTACTTAACCAAGATTCTTCTGCCGTAGATCAGCAGAAACATTTTGAGCAAACGATTCTGAAGATGAATTACAAATCGTTTACTCAAATTGTTGTGCTCGGGTCATCGACCTTTGTGCCATTCATGCGTCTTCCTCTTGCTGCTCGCAGAGAAATCATCGAAGACATTCTTGACATTCAAATCTTCTCAACAATGAATGTCAATCTGAAAGAAAAACTTAAAGTAATTAACGACGAATTAAAAGATCACGAATATAAACTGTCTCTCGTTAAAGAGAAGATTGATATGCAGAAGCAGTTTATGATCGAAATTGATAAAAAGAATAAAGAAGATATTCAACAAAAAGAGAATAAGAAAGAATCTCTGTTAACAGAAGCTCTAAATTATGAGACAGAAATCCTCCATAACGACAAGGAAATCGACGCTAAGACCTCTGCCGTTTCAGACACGCAGACGCTTAAAGCAACGATCACTAAGGTTAATACGCTCAGCAACAAAATATCATCCAAACAAAAAACATATAATAAGGAAAAAATATTCTTTGAGCAGAATGATTCGTGCCCGACATGTGGGCAGCAGATTGAGGAGCATTTTAAACAAGAAAAGATCCAGATTCTCTCGGATAAACTTGTTGAGGTGGAAAAAGCAATGTCTGATTTGGGACAACAACTTTCCGATCTCCAAAGTAAAGAAGATACCTTTATTCTTTTGATTGATGAAATAAACGAACTCAATCTAAAGAATAGACAACTCAATAATGAAATTAAGTCACTTCATAGAAGAATTGAAGAGCTGGACGACGACATCAGAAAACTGCGGGATTCAGATGTCAATCAACGGGAGCAATTTTCGATTCTTAAATCCCTCGACCAAGACGGAAAGCGAATCCAAGAAACGATTTTGGAAACAAAAGAAGAAAAAGATTGCCTACTCACAGCAGCGCAACTTCTCAAAGACTCGGGGATCAAAACGAGGATCATCAAAAAATACCTCCCGACGATGAATAAACTTATCAATGATTATCTTGATAAGATGGAATTCCCAGCATCGTTTATGCTCAACGAAAGTTTTGAAGAGGTAATCAAATCACGTTACAGGGATGAATTTAGTTATGAATCTTTTAGTGAAGGAGAGAAAGCTAGAATTGATATTTCTCTGCTGCTTACTTGGCGTAGTATTGCTAAACTTAAGAATAGCGTGGATACTAATCTTTTAATCCTTGATGAAATCTTTGACGGATCACTTGATCAATCTGGTAACAGTGATCTGGGATGGATTCTTAAAACCTTTGATGAGAAGACAAACGTATTTGTTATCTCTCATCGAGACAATATCGCAGATAAGTTTGATCGCTGCCTACGATTTGAGAAGCATAAGAATTTCTCATACGTCACTGAAGAAGCATCAGAATAGTTTAAGAGGGGTTGCGTCAGCACCCCCTTTGCTGTATAGTTGATTCATCAACGAAAGAGACCCATGTTTAACGCCGAAGTCAAGGGCACCCTCGCTCGACTGCTCGCTACCGAGAATCTGATCGTAGAGCACCGCCCTGTTGAGACGGCGATGTTTAACGTGAAGGATCGTGTGCTGACTCTGCCTATGTGGGAGAAAGCATCTGCTAACGTATATGATATGCTGGTCGGTCATGAAGTCGGTCATGCTCTCTATACTCCTGATAAGTGGGGTAATGACTATGGCATTCCTCAGTCTTATTTGAATGTTTGTGAGGATGCTCGTATCGAGAAACTAATGAAGCGTAAGTTTCCTGGTCTCGCTCGCAACTTCTTTGCTGGTTATAAAGAATTGCAGGATGATGATTTCTTCTGCATCGGTGATCGTGGCATGGATACCTATGCTTTGATTGACCGTATCAATCTCTACTTTAAGATTGGTCTCCATGCTGGTGAGGTTTTCACTTGGAAACCAGAAGAGAAAGTGCTGGTAGATGAGCTCGATAATGCCGAAACTTTTGATCAAGTTGTGGAAGTTGCTCGCAAGATTCTTGCATATACTAAGGAGCAGGAGCAGCAAGAGGTTGTAGAAGCACAGGTAGATCTCCAAGAATCTACTCAAGGTGGGGGTGATTCTACTCAATCTGAGGGTGAAGATCCTTCTGAAGATGAAGGTAATCAACCTCAGCAAACTTCTGGTGACGGCAATCAAACTCAAGGTGCTGATTTTGATCAACCCAATGATCAGGGTGAAGGTGCTGGTATTGGCGGTGGTCAACACAATACGCTAGAGTCTGAAACTGATAAGGCATTTACCGAGAATCAGAAACAACTGGTTAGCGATTATCCTCGCGCTCAGAATTTTAATTACATTGAGTTGCCTGATATTAAAGTGGAGTCGGTTGTCATTCCTAACAAGCAAGTGATGGAAGATTGCAACACTTGTTTCAATGAGCAAGCGCAAGTTTTGTTTAGTGAAGTTGACAGTCAGTATCTGCAGTTTCGTAGCGAAGCACAACGCGAGGTTAACTACCTTGTGAAAGAGTTTGAAATGCGTAAGTCTGCAGATCAGTATGCTCGTGCTAGCACTGCTAAGACTGGTATTCTTGATACTCAGAAACTCCACACCTACAAGTGGAATGAAGATGTATTCAAGAAAATCAATGTAGTGCCTGATGGCAAGAATCACGGTCTGATCTTCATTCTCGATTGGTCTGGATCTATGGGTAGTATCCTGCAAGATACCGCCAAGCAACTACTCAACCTTGCGTGGTTTTGTAAGAAAGTGCAGATTCCTTTTGATATCTTTGCTTTCACCAATGACTATTGGTTTCAGAAATCCTATGATTATAAAACTTGTACTCGCAATAAAGCATCTGAAATTCAGAAACCTAAAGTAGGTCAAGTGGCACTGTGTCATAATTTCCGTATGCTGAATCTCGTTAGCAGCAATGGTCGTAATGGCAAAGATCTAGAAGCACAACTGAAAAACTTCTGGCGTCTTGTTATTGGTAACGCTGGTTATTGTGGTTACTCTACCCCTGCTGGTTATAGTCTGTCTGGCACTCCTCTTCATGAGGCAGCAATCTCCCTGACCGCAATTATCCCTGATTTCCAGAAGCGTAACAAGGTGCAGAAGACTAACGTGATTATTCTCACGGATGGTGAATCTGCTAGCATCAATTACTATACTGACTATAAGTATGGTAATCGTATGGGCACTAACTATGTCAGCAGTGATTGTATTCTGCGTGATCGTAAGACTGGTCGTGTGTATCCTCGTTTCAAGGATGGTGGATACTATGGTAACTCTGATCTCATCACCAAAGTGTTTCTACAGAATGTGCGTGACCGCTTCCCTGATGTAAACCTGATTGGTATTCGTCTGGTGAATGGTCGCGGTCTGAATACCACTTACAATGCTGAAGAGTGCTCTATTACTTATACTGAAGTGCAACAGCAATGGAAAAAATCTAAGTCTGCTGAGCTTCCTAACCATCTTGGTTATCAATCTCTCTACCTGATGGGCACCGATTCGCTATCTGCGAATAGCGAATTTGATGTGGAAGAGAATGCTTCTGATAGAGAAATCGGTAAAGCATTTACTAAAGCACTTGCCAAGAAAGGTGTTAATAAGAAGATGCTGACTTCCTTTGCCACACTCATTAGTTAATCTTATCAGTCGGGGGGTTGACCCCACCCCCCGTTTCCTCTATAATACTTACATACGAAACGACCCACACCATGAAAAACTTTGAAGTCGCCTCCATGATTGACCGCTTCGGCGCTGTCGTGACTGCTGCTGACGTTCGTGCCTATGCTGATGAGATCGGTATGTCTTATCAAACTCTCACTAAGAAACTGGATCAGTTTAAAGTGCAACGTGGCATGTGGCATCTGACTGCTGCTGAGCAACTGGAGCAAACGTATAATCAACCTGCGGTAGAACCTGTGGTAGAAAATCCCGAAAACTTTATTCCTGCTAAAGATGCTTCCTTCGTCAGCTTTGGTAACTTTAGTGATATTAAAAAGATTGTTTCTTCTCGTCAGTATTATCCTATCTTCATCACTGGTCTCTCTGGTAACGGTAAAACTTTCAGTGTGGAGCAAGCTTGTGCTCAACTGAAGCGTGAATTGATTCGTGTCAACGTCACTATCGAAACTGATGAGGATGATCTGATTGGTGGTTTCCGTCTCGTCAATGGTGAGACTGTGTGGCATGATGGCCCTGTTGTGCAAGCACTGACTCGCGGTGCTATTCTTCTGCTGGATGAGATTGACCTCGCTTCCAATAAAATCCTCTGCCTGCAATCTGTGCTGGAAGGTAAGGGTGTCTTCCTCAAGAAGATTGGTAAGTATGTCAAACCCGCCGATGGTTTCAACGTTGTTGCTACTGCTAACACTAAAGGTAAAGGTAGTGATGATGGTCGTTTCATTGGCACCAACGTGCTTAATGAAGCATTCCTTGAGCGTTTCCCTGTAACCTTTGAGCAGGCATATCCTACTCCTAAGGTTGAAACTGCTATCCTCAAGAAAGCTTCTGAGTCGCTCAACTGCTACGATGAAGAGTTTGTGAGTCGTCTGGTTGCGTGGGCAGAGATTATTCGTAAGACCTTCTACGATGGCGGTGTTGACGAAATCATTTCTACTCGTCGCCTGGTGCATGTCATCCGTGCCTTCAGCATCTTTGGTAAGCGTAAGAAAGCAATCGAAGTTTGTATTGCTCGTTTCGATGATGAGACTAAGCAATCTTTCATGGAACTCTATTCCAAGATTGATGCTTCTATCGATGCTCCTACTGAAACCCAAACTACTGAAACTGAAATCTTCTGATGTTTGAAAATCTCCCTCGCCACACTCTCATTCGCTTGACGGATGGGGGTGTTTTTTTAATCAAGTGCCTGGTGATGGAACTTCACAGTGGCAACCACATTCCTTGTTATCTTGGTCGGCGTTATATTACAGAGGTTGACTATGTGGTGACAAGGTGCTATACTGACCAAATAGATTCCGTTATTAAAGAAGTCTAACTATGCAATGGAAATACAATGAAGAGCAACTGCTCAATGAACTGCGAGATTACATCGCCAAAACCTACCAGCAACATTATTCTGCTGGCGATGATAAAATCCAAACCCTTGATTTGATTGAAGCGTGTGGCGATGGAGAAGCATTCTGTCGCAGCAACATTCTTAAATACGCTTCGCGCTATGATAAGAAAGGAAGTGCTAGAATGGATATTATGAAGGTGCTGCACTATGCCGTGCTCCTTCTAAACTTTAATGATAAAAATGCAACCCGCGAAGATTACAACCGATGAGCACAGTCGCACTTTCCCAAACTACTCTGAATATTCTAAAAAACTTTGCTACCATTAACAATGGCATTATCATCAAAGAAGGAAACACTCTACGAACCATTTCCAACGCTGAAAATATCTTGGCTGCAGCAAATGTCGAAGAGTCTTTTCCTCAGACCTTTGCGATTTATGATCTCAATCAGTTTCTCGCTGGTCTTAGTTTGTTTGACAATCCTTCTCTGGTCTTTGACAATGACGATTATGTTACTATCAAAGATGGACGTAGCCGTGTCAAATATTATTTTTCGGATCCTGAAATTACGCTCAAGACTGCTCCAGACAAATCGGTAAAATATCCTGGATCTGATATTCAGTTTACTCTGTCTGCTTCTGATATTGCTGCCATTCAAAAGGCAACTGGTATCTACAAACTTCCCGATCTCAATATCAGCTCTGGTGAAGAGATTGTGCTTTCTGTGCGTGACAATGAAGTGTCAACTTCCAACACGTATGATATCATTGTTCCTGGCACCTTTGAGGGATCTCACTCTCTTGATTTGAAAGTAGAAAACATTCGACTTCTTCAGGGTGATTATCAGGTTGGTGTTTCTAAGCATCACATTTCTGAGTGGAAACATCTCAACCTTGACGTTACATATTACATTGCGCTTGAACCTTGATGAAAAACTTTTTGTGGGTGGAGGAATATCGTCCTCGTAAGATCGAAGATTGTATCCTCCCTGATTCGTTAAAGAAAGTATTCACTGGATTTGTAGAGCAGGGGGAGATTGCTAATCTCCTTCTGTCTGGTCCTCCTGGCGTTGGTAAGACTACAGTTGCCAAAGCCCTGTGTGAAGAGATTGGTGCTTCATACATTGTTATCAACGGATCCGATGAAGGTCGCTTCCTTGATACTATTCGCACTCGCGTAAAACAATTCGCCTCTACTGTCAGTTTAACTGGCAGTGGTAAGCATAAAGTCGTCATCATTGACGAGGCAGATAACACCACGCATGACGTGCAACTATCTCTTCGCGCTTTCGTTGAAGAGTTTCATGGTAACTGTCGTTTCATCTTTACTTGCAACTTCATTAACAAGATCGTTGACCCTCTGCACTCTCGCTGCACGGTCGTGGATTTCCGCATCAAACCCGAGGAGCAGAAGAAACTGCAGGCAGCATTCTTCGGGCGCTTACAGGGCATCCTAGACGCCTCTGGCGTGGCGTATGAAGACAAGGTGCTGGTCAAACTGATCCAGCGTTACTACCCCGACTGGCGACGCCTGCTGAATGAGGCACAGCGTCACTCTGCTAGTGGGTCACTTGATTCTGCAGTGCTCTGTGATATTGCTGATGTTAATCTCGATCAGTTGATGCGAGCAATGAAAGCAAAAGAATATAAGATTGTGCGTCAGTGGGTTGTTGATAATATGGATAGTGACCCCAACACTATCATTCGTAAAATCTACAATGCGTTGAATGAAGTGCTGGAAGGATCTTCTATTCCTCCTGCTGTGTTGGTGCTTGCTAAGTATCAATATCAGATTGCCTTTGTGGCAGATCAAGAGATTAATCTTCTCGCTTGTCTAACTGAAATCATGGTGGAGTGTAAGTTTAAATGAAATCACTAAAGACCCCTCTTCGTTATCCTGGTGGTAAATCTCGTGCTGTTAAGTATCTGATTCCCAAGATGCCAAAAGATATCGTAGAATATCGTGAACCTTTTCTGGGCGGTGGTAGTGTAGCAATCGCATTCACAAAAGAATATCCAGACATTCCTGTATGGGTGAATGATCTATACAAACCACTTGTAATCTTTTGGCAACAACTCCAACAGTATGGAGAAGAACTTAAAGACCATCTTCTTCACTTTAAAAACGCTTGCCCAGATCCAGTATCTGCTAGAGGTCTTTTTGATATTTCAAAACAGATTCTTAATGATCCGAATACTGGAGATTTCGAACGTGCGGTGAGATTTTATATCATCAATAAGTGTTCTTTCAGTGGTCTTACTGAAAGTTCTTCTTTTTCACCTCAGGCAAGTAACTCCAATTTTTCTGTTAGAGGAATTGAAAAACTCCCTGAGTATTCTAAACTTATTAAAAATTGGAAGATTACCTGTGGTCCCTATTGGGATATGATGATGACATCTGCTCCTGTGGGAACCTTTTGGTTCTTTGATCCTCCCTACGATATCAAAGACAATCTCTATGGTAAGAAAGGAGAGTTACACAAAGGATTCAACCATGAAGAGTTTCATGCTTGGATTACTCAGGGCAATGTAAAAGATCGCTGGATGATTACATACAATACCAACCCAACTCTTATGGAGTGGTATGATGGTTACTATCAAACTAAATGGGATTTGACTTATACTATGCGTTCAGTAGGCGACTACATGAATGAGCAAAAAGATCGCGCTGAACTATTGATTACTAATTATGACGAAACCATCTCTAACGGAATATTTGAATTCAATAAATCAAAACAAGAAGTCGGTAGTTATTGACGAGGAATCGGAAAAAGCATATCCACCTTTTATTGTCAACAAATGTCTTGCTGCTTTTCACGATACAGTTCTCTTTGCTAATGAGATGAATATGTATCCTCACCTAGACAAGAAGTTGCAATATGACTTTTTTATAAATAGTATCAATCCGCGTAAGCGGTTTTCGCCATGGGCGAAAAAATCTCAAGTAGAATACCTTGATGCGATCAAAGAGTATTATGGTTATAACGACGATAAGGCTCTACAGGCATTGAGAATTTTATCTAAAACTCAACTTGAACACATTAAAAAACTTGTAGACAAAGGTGGAAAGAAATGACTCCTGATATTGAAGTAGAATGGAAGCAAGCTGATATGGTTGAGGTGACTCTCAATGAACCTGATGACTTCCTCAAAGTTCGTGAGACCTTAACTCGCATTGGTGTTGCATCCCGAAAAGAAAAAAAGATTTATCAATCTTGCCATATTCTGCATAAGCAAGGCAAGTATTACATTGTTCACTTCAAGGAGCTGTTTGCCCTTGATGGGAAGAATACCAATCTTTCGGTAAATGATGTGCAACGTAGAAACAGAATCATTCAACTGTTATCCGATTGGGGATTGATTACTGTTGTCAAAGCAGAAGCGATTGCTGATGTTGCTCCGTTGAATCAAATCAAAGTTCTTGCTTTTAAAGAGAAAGATGAATGGACTCTTGAAAGTAAATATAACATTGGTCGTAAGAAGACCGAGATAACCGAATAATTTTGTAGGGAGTGCCACACTCCCTTTTTTATTGCTTTCTCATATATAATAATGAAGACGCCTTCGGGGTCTTATACAAACTCTCGCTTATTAAGGAGAAATAAAATGACAAACGCTTACACATGGGATGTCTATACACCATTTGGGGTTGGATTAGAAAGCATTTTTAATAGACTAGATGCGATGTCTGGTCACAATACTAACTATCCCCCTTACAACATCATCAAAAACGATGAAGCTAACTACGAAATTGAAGTCGCTCTTGCTGGATTTAAATCAGAGGAGATTGAAGTATCTACAGAACAAAACATTCTCAGAGTTACCTCTAAATCTCAGAAATCAGATTCTGAAAGAAAGTATCTCCACAAGGGTTTATCCAAACGTTCATTCTCACACAGTTGGCAACTCGCAGATGATGTCAGAGTATCCTCTGTAGATTTTGCTGATGGTTTACTAACAATCTCATTGGAGAAAATCATTCCAGATCATCAGAAGAAAACAACGTATACTATTGGGAGATCTCTCGACCCAAAGTTTTTAACAGAAGATCGAGATTCAAATTTCCCTGGTGAAAATACAGTAAATAAATAATCTCGGGGCAACCCAAATATCGTCGCTGCATCAAGGGCAGGGCTGGCAACTATCAGCTCTTGCCCTATTTTCTTTTTTATGGTATAATATTTTTTAGTGTATGGAGAATTATGGATCCTAAAATAATTTTGACTCAATCTGGCGAAAGGATAATCGCTGGAGTCGGAGAATTAAAAGACGACAAAGGACAAGGAATTTGTTTAATTCTTCGATGTCCATATATTTTAACAATGATTCCAACTACTGATGGTGGTCAGGATCAAGTTCAATACAATGTAAACTTTAGTAAGTGGATACCTTATTCTAGTGAAGTTCAGTATAAGGTGCCATATTCAACTGTAGTTGCAATTGGTGATGTTGAACCAAACATTCTTGAAATTTACTTAGATCGATTTGCTGAGGTATTAAATGACGACGACACCGTATCAACCAGTGATTCAAATGATTCTTCTGAAGAATCAGGAGTATCTGATAGCGGGGATTGAAGAAAGGGAAGAAAGCCCTGAATGTCTTTTGACTAATCCTTACAGAGTGACTGACCTAACTTATTGGGATCACTCTAATGTTGATTATAAAAGTATTCGCAATCCAGATGCTCTCTTTATTAGTGAAAGCATTGATAAAGAAATCGACAAGGATGGTAACGAAGTTACAGTTACTCAATCAGACTATATTCTTTTGGAAAAATTTCCAAAGTATACAAACCAAAGTCAGATCTACCTGAGGGCAGAAGACATTCTGACACTTGCGGATCCCTCCTATTCTGTGCTAGAATACTACCAGAAGACTGTGGGTTGACGCATGAAGTTTTATACGAATATTGAGCAAGCGGGGAATCGCATCCTCGTTCGTGGTTATGAAAATGGTGAGCGTGTGCAGTATCGTGTAAACTACAATCCGAGTTTGTTTGTTGTTGCTAACAAGCAGACAGATCATAAGAGTCTGGATGGTCGTTTCCTTAAGGAAGTCCGCCCAGGCTCTATTAATGATTGTAGGCAATTTATCAATCAGTATGAGGGCGTAGAGGGATTTGAAATTCACGGAAACACTAGATACTTGTATCAGTATATCAACGAAGCATATCCCGATGACGAAATTCGCTTCGACTCTTCTCTCATTCGCACATTTACTTTGGATATTGAAACTGGAGCCGAGAATGGTTTCCCTGATATTGAATCAGCAGACCAAGAGATTCTCCTTATTTCTATCCGTGATTCTTTTACAAATCGCATCACTGTCTGGGGATCAAAGAGTTTCAAGAATGAAGACCGACAGGTTGATTACATCCATTGTAACGATGAGACGAAACTCCTTTCGTGCTTCCTCAAATGGTGGCAGGAGAATACCCCCGATGTAATCACTGGTTGGAATGTGCAACTATTCGATATTCCATACATCTGCCGTCGTATGGATCGAGTCTTGGGAGAAGACCATACTAAACTTCTGTCGCCTTGGAAACTAATTTCATCGCGTGAGATTTATATTAAAGGTCGTAAGCAGATTGCGTATGATATTCCTGGCGTTGCTTGTCTGGATTATCTGGAGTTGTATAAGAAATTCACTTATACTAATCAAGAGTCATATCGTCTCGATCATATTGCTTCCGTTGAATTGGATGCAAAGAAACTAGACCACTCTGAGTTTGATACTTTCAAAGAATTCTATACCAAAGACTGGGATAAATTTGTCAAGTATAACATCATCGACGTGCGCCTTGTTGACCAACTGGAAGACAAGATGAAACTTCTTGAGTTGGCATTTACTATGGCATACGACGCCAAAGTAAACTATGAAGATGTTTACTCTCAGGTGCGTATGTGGGATAACATCATCTTCATCTATCTGGCGAAGATGGGTATTGTCATTCCTCCTAAGAAAGATAGTGTTAAAGATGCCAAGTATGCTGGCGCTTATGTAAAAGAACCTATTCCTGGAATGTATGACTGGGTAGTTTCGTTTGACCTTAACTCGCTGTATCCTCACCTCATCATGCAGTATAACCTGTCTCCAGAGACCCTCCTGCCTCGTCGCAGCAGCGTCAACGTTGACATGCTACTCGATAAGGCATTTGATACCAGCGACCTCGTAGGGGAGACTCTGTGTGCCAACGGCACCCACTACACCACAGAGTATCAGGGTTTCCTTCCTAAACTGATGGAGAAGATCTATGAGGATCGCACCATCTATAAGAAGAAGATGCTTGCTGCTAAACAGCAGTATGAGAAGACTCCAACGATTGAGTTGAGAAAAGAGATTTCTCGTTGCAATAACATTCAGATGGCGCGTAAGATTCAACTTAACTCTGCCTATGGTGCTATCGGTAACGAGCACTTTCGTTATTACAAACTAGAAATTGCTGAGGCAATCACTCTTTCTGGTCAACTTTCCATTCGCTGGATTGGCGATAGAATGAATGCATATCTAAATAAAATCCTTAAGACTGATGGTGCTGATTATGTTATTGCTTCTGATACTGACTCTATGTATCTTAATCTGGGCCCGCTGGTGGACAAGGTATTCTCAGGAAGAGAGAAAACTAATGAGAGCATTGTTACGTTCCTTGATAAGGTCTGTGCGATGGAACTTGAGAAGTTTATTGAAAGTTCTTACCAAGAATTGGCAGACTACCTCAAGGCATACGATCAGAAAATGAAGATGAAGCGAGAGAATATCGCTGAGCGTGGTTTCTGGACCGCCAAAAAACGCTATGTGCTCAACGTATGGGATAGTGAAGGTGTGCGTTATGCCAAACCAAAGATGAAAATCTGTGGCATGGAAACTGCTCGCTCATCCACTCCCGCTTACTTTCGTGACAAACTAGAGCAAGCATATCGTATCATCGTAACCAAAACAAATGATGATGTGCTTGACTTCATTAATGAAATCAAGGAAGACACTAAGAAGCAAAACTATCTCAACATTGCATTCCCTCGCGGTTGTAATGGTCTGAAGAAGTATCGTAGTGCTGCTGACATTTACCAGAAGGGCACACCAATTCAAGTGCGTGGTGCGTTGCTTTACAACTATTACATTCGTAAAAACAATCTGGAGCACAAGTATCCGATTATTCAGGAAGGTGAAAAGATCAAGTTTATCTACCTGAAGACACCAAATCCAATTCGTGAAAATGTCATTTCATTCTTTCAACAACTGCCGAAGGAATTGAATCTTGACAAATACATTGACTATACGCTACAATTTGAAAAGAGTTTCTTTGAGCCCATCAAAAACGTGCTAGAATGCATTGGATGGCAAGCGGAGCGCAAAGGCAGTTTGAGTAGTTTTTTCTCTTGAGGTATTATGAGTTTTTTACAATCAGTTATTAAGGAGTTAGATAATGAATTTGCTTCAGTTGTGGAGGATGGCGTCGCCGCAGGCGATTGCGATTCGTATGTGGATACTGGTAGTTTTATACTCAATGCTCTTATCAGCGGCAGTATATACGGTGGTCTCCCATCAAATAAAATCACTGCACTCGCGGGAGAATCCAGTACAGGTAAAACATTCTTCGCTCTCTCCATCTGCAAAAACTTTCTGAATAACAATCCTGATGCTCAGGTAATTTATTTTGAGACTGAATCTGCTGTCTCTAAAGACATGATGGTTTCGCGTGGCATTGATGTCAAGCGTGTAGGTCTTGTGCCTGTCACAACTGTGCAAGAGTTTCGCACACAATCTATCAAGGTGGTAGATGAGTATATGAAACTGAAGAAAGATGATCGACCACCTTTGCTGTTTGTGCTAGACTCTTTGGGGATGCTTTCAACTTCTAAGGAAGTGCAGGATGCCACTGATGGTAAAGAAACCAGAGACATGACCCGTGCTCAGGTGATTAAATCTATCTTTAGGATTCTGTCACTGAAACTTGGGCAAGCTGGCATTCCTCTAATCGTTACCAATCATACATATGAAGTGGTGGGTGCTTATGTGCCAACTAAAGAAATGGGTGGTGGTAGTGGTCTCAAATATTCTGCCTCAACTATTCTCTTCTTGTCTAAGAAGAAAGAGAAAGATGGCACGGAAGTCGTAGGTAATATTATTAAAGTGAAAGCGCAGAAGTCTCGATTCACTAAAGAAAACTCAGATATAGAAACGAGGTTATTCTATGACGCAAGGGGATTGGATAAGTATTATGGATTACTGGAGTTGGGTGAGAAGTACGGAGTATTCGCCCGTAAGGGGAATCGCGTGGTTGTTGGGGAATCTTCCGTTTATCCTTCTGTTATTCTTGCCGATCCTGAGAAGTATTTCACGCCCGAAATAATGCAAGCGTTAGATGAATGTGCCCACAAAGAGTTTCTATATGGAGTAGCGGATGGAGAGAATTGAGACAACTATACTACGCAACCTTCTCTGTAACGAGCAGTTTTACAGGAAGGTTGTGCCTTTTGTAAAACCAGATTACTTCAATGAGATTCATGAGCGTGTGATCTATGAAGAAGTTTGGAATTTTGCTAGCAACTATGAGTTAGTGCCTACGAAAGAAGTATTAATAATTAACCTTGAAAGTAGGAAAGATTTAAATGAGGAAGTATATCAAAACGCAGTTAAAACAATTTCTGAGCTTAGTGATGCGCCAGTCGAATACAACTGGGTGCTCGACACCACAGAGAAGTGGTGTAAAGACAGAGCAATCTACCTCGCCCTTCTTGAGTCAATCAAGATCGCGGATGGAGGCAATCAAAAGATTTCAAAAGATGCGATCCCAGCAATCCTTCAAGAGGCCCTGGCAGTTTCTTTCGACGAGCATGTAGGTCACGATTATCTAGAGAATAGTGTAGAGCGTTATGCTTTTTACCATTTGACCGAAGAGAAGATTCCTTTCCATCTAGAATACTTCAATAAGATTACCAAAGGTGGTCTACCAAACAAAACACTTAACGTTGCTCTTGCTGGCACTGGTGTTGGTAAGTCATTGTTTATGTGTGACTATGCTGCTCATTGTCTATCAATGGGTCGCAACGTGCTTTACATCACAATGGAAATGGCAGAGGAAAAGATCGCTGAGCGTATTGATGCTAACCTATTCAACGTCAACATCAAAGACCTGATTGATTTGCCTGAGACAATCTTCCAGAGTCGCATTAATGAGTTGAAGCGTAAAACTGCTGGTCGTCTTATCATCAAAGAATACCCTACAGCATCAGCACACGTTGGGCATTTCAAATCTTTGCTCAATGAATTGCAACTCAAGAAAACATTTAAACCTGATATCATCTTTATTGACTACCTTAACATCTGTGCTTCTGCTCGATATAAAGGAGCAATCGTAAACTCATACACTTATGTCAAGGCAATCGCAGAAGAGCTTAGAGGATTGGCAGTTGAGCACAATGTACCACTTGTCACTGCTACACAAACTACAAGGTCTGGGTTTGGCAATAGTGATGTCGATCTCACTGATACCAGTGAATCTTTTGGTCTGCCAGCTACTGCTGACTTTATGTTTGCTCTCATCGCTACAGAGGATCTGGAGAAAGATGGCAAGATCATGGTGAAGCAATTGAAGAATCGTTATAACGATCCTACGATGTATAAGAGATTCTTGGTTGGTGTTGACAGAGCGAGAATGAAGTTGTATAATGTAGACAACGCTGTTGATCTATCTTCTGACAAAGAAGAAGAGTATGACTTTGAGGAAATGGCAGCAGAGCAAAGTAAAAAAACACAAAACAAATTTACCAGTTTTATTCTATGACTATTGATTTCGATAAGTATATTGAATTCGTTGGTGCCGTCACCAGCCCTGCCTCACGCAACACTGAAGAGTTTGTTGCTCGCGTAAATGAATTAAAATCTCAGGGTGCAGACATTCAGCGTCTTCTCACTGCTGCCGCTGGTATCACTGCTGAAGGTGGTGAGTTTACTGAGATCGTAAAGAAGATTGCTTTTCAAGGTAAACCTTACAGCGAAGATAACATCTTCCATATGAAACGAGAGTTGGGAGATATTCTCTGGTATATCGCTCAGGCATGTATCGCTCTTGACATTTCGTTTGAAGAGATCGCTCAGATGAATTTTGAAAAACTGACGGCACGATATCCTGAGGGTGCCTTCAGCATTGAGCGAAGTGAAAACCGAGTCGCCAACGACCTGTAAGTATGCTATGATAGGGGTCTCCTAAATAAAGGGGGATCCCTTTCTAGTATGAGCAAGAACACGCACCTAGAGCACTTGGAAGACAGCATCCTGTTCGATGGCGAGCAGGGTGCTATTGATGCGTTTGCATTCCTTGATCAGCTCACCAAAACTTTCAGTGGCACTCAAACCAGCAACTTTAAAATTACGACTAAGTGGGATGGTGCTCCTGCTGTGATCTGTGGTATCGATCCAGAGTATAAACAATTTTTTGTTGGCACCAAATCGGTATTCAACAAAGATGGAAAGATCAATTATACTGTTGGTGATATAGAAACTAATCATGGTCATGCTCCTGGTCTGGTTGAGAAACTGAAAGTAGCACTTGAGTATTTTCCCAAACTGAAAATCAAGGGAATCGTACAGGGAGACTTGCTGTTTACTGATGATGGTAAGGATGCTAAGATTGATGGTAAAGAGTATTTCACTTTTACTCCCAACACCATCACCTATGCTATTCCCAAAGGCACCCCTGCATACGAAAAAGCAAAGCGAGCAAAGATTGGCGTAGTGTTTCACACTCGCTATGTTGGCAACAGCATTGCTGAATCCAGTGCAACCTTTGGTGTTGACGTTTCTAAGTTTGCTAAAAATGATGACATCTTTGTTATCAGTGCAGAGGTGGGCACTCTTGGATCTAATGTGTTATTAAATGCACAGGAGAAACGCACTCTCAATAACATGAAGAAAGTTGCACAACGCACTTTGCCTGGTTGCAAAAAACTTCTCAATGAAATTGCTGCTCTGATTGAATCGAAAGATAATCTTTCTGTTGGCCCTCGCCTCAAAACTTACTTCAACACTTATGTGCGTGAAGGTAAGAAGGTTAGCAACGTGCCTGGATTCATCAACAACTTCAAGAAATACTTTGAAGGTGTGGTGATGAAAGAAGTTGATAAAGCAAAGATGGCGAAGACCAAAGCAGCAAAACTCAAGAAGCTTTATGATGGCATGGAATTGATTGACAACAACATGGAAGCGTTTAAAAAGATGGTAATTCTATATAATACTATCAGCAACGCCAAACTCTTCTTCGTTAAAAAGTTGGAATCAAATGATGCCACTCGCACCTTCCTTCGCACTGAGCATGGATTTAAAGTTACCGCACCTGAAGGATTCGTAGCAATCAAAGATGGTGCTGCTACCAAACTGGTTGACCGTTTAGAGTTTAGTGTTGCCAACTTTACTATAGACAAAAACTGGGTTAAGGGAGACTAATGAAACGAGTAGTCATCACGTTTGGTAGATTCAATCCACCGACTACGGGGCACGAAAAACTATTGGATGCTGTGAAGAAAGCAGCAGGCACGGATGACTATAAAATTTATACTAGTCATTCACAAGACAAGAAAGGAAAGAATCCTCTACCTTCCGATGTGAAGGTAGAGTTTATGAAAGAAATGTTTCCTATTCACAAAAAAAATATCATGTATGATAATACCCTGAAAACAATCATACATGTGTTACAGAGCTTGCAAGGTGAGTATGCTGACGTTACACTGGTTGTTGGAAGTGACCGTGTGCAAGAAATGGATTCGTTGATACAAAAGTATAACGAGAAAGAATATACTTTCAGAAAGTTAGAAACTGTATCAGCAGGAGAGCGCGACCCAGATGCAGATGATGTTTCTGGTATGTCTGCAAGTAAAATGAGAAAGGCAATTTCAGAGATGGATATAAAAACTTATGTTTCTGGATTACCTACTAGTGTAAAAAGAAATAAAGAATTTAAAACTAGATTGTTTAACGCAGTAAAGGAGAACCTACCATGACAGCTGTAGCTATTCGTGAAGTTATTGAAAAACCAAAATACTTGGAAAAATTTATTGAACTTATGAGGGAGGGTGCAGAGGTTCCTTTCACAGATGAACAAGTTGCTACTAGAAGAATTTATAAAGATGGAGAAAAAGTAAAACGAATACTTGAAATTTATGATGATTTAGTAACGTGGGGAATGGATGTTTATGATAAAGATATCTTACATGATTTATTCAGACAACTTCCCACTGGACCTAAAGACAGTAAAACACTTAGTAGGTATCCATTTAAAGATATTGAATATCAGAGTATAACGGATCCTAAAAAAATAGAAGTATTATCTTTAAATAAAATAGGTAAACAAGTTATATCTGGAAGGGGAGGAGTAACAACAAAATACGAAGGAAAAGAATCTGATTGGACGGAAACTCTAACTTGTTATGCTTTGGCCTTTAGGCAAGATATTGGAAAGAATATAACGGATGCTGAGTTTAGGCAATTTCTTCTCAATGGCAAAAATGGTGATACTAAAGTGCGTCAAGTAATTACTCAAAATGTTGTCAGTCAGAAAGAGCAAGAGAAAGTTTATGAATATGGAATCTCTAACAAAGAATGGGTAACATCTAGTGTTAATGTAGCAAATGCCTTATACCAATCTCCATATTTAAAATCTGGAGTTAATTATGATTTTTATTTTGGAGGAGCTCCACAAATAAAATGGTTTAAAACTAAATGGTCTACAAAATTCAATAACCTTTTGCAGGGTTATTTGAGACAATTACACAATGTATCAAATGATGTAAAAAACTATGGATCGTCTGTTGATGACAAATGGAATCCAGCAGATATTTTTGCTGTATCAAAAAATCTCAATAAAGCAGAATTACGAACTACTACTATGGGATTTTTTGCTGATGATCAGAAAGATTACAAAAAATTTGTTGGGGCAAAGCGTGTAGCACCATCGGATATAAAAGTTCAACAAGATATGGCTGAATTGACACGATATAATTCTTGGATACATGAACAACTTATTAGTGGTAATCTTATTCCAATTTCATTAAAAAAAGCTTTGAATAATGTTAGAGTTGATTTGATATCAAATCCGTCTATAGAAAACTTTACGGTTGATGTTGAAAATATCAGAGTTGATTGGGCAGTTACTGCTGCAAAAATTTACATTCACTTTGACGCTGTTTATACTATGGAGGTTGCTGGCACATCGCAAACTACTAAGAAAAAAAGTTCATACTTTTTTGATTGTAGAAACTTTAACGTTGGTGAAAATGTTCAGTTTGAATTGGGTGCTGATGGATCTTCTGCTAAACATGGTAAAATTTCTGTAGGCCCAGCAGCTATGATAATTGATATGACTAGTCCTACGGTGGGAAATATGCTAAAGCAATCAAGAAAAAATTATCTCCGATGGATGATAAAAAATGGGATTAGTCAAGATCAAGCAAGGAAATCATTTGAAGATAATATTGTGAATATGAATACAAGAAAAATCTTTATTGATAATAAATCTATTGATGCTGTAACTTCAAATGCAGGATGGCCAATTCTTTTTGGCAACTACATTAAATTTCTTTCAAAACAAACTGGATATAATTTAAACAAATCTGATAAGGATTTGAGAAATTATTTTAAATCAAAGATTGCTTCTGTAGAATTGGGGTGGGTTTTAACTAGTAAAAAAATTCAACCTATTATAAAAAATAACATTTTAAGATCCTTGTACTTATATGCATCATCTCAGGGATTACAAATTTTTGATGACTCGGGATTACTTAAAAAGAGTTACTTCTACAACTCATCCTACGTTAAGGTCAGAGACTAAATACCAATAAAACACTATGAAATCACTGAAAGATCTACTACTACAATCCAAACAAAAATCCTACATGCTTGGCAACATGTTTGCTGAGGGTGATTGGGTGCAAAACAATTTGGGTGAGGTTGGAAAGATTCATAGGCGTGGAGTTAACTATGTGATCGCTGTTACTTCTGAAGGTAAGATGTTTCGTGCGTGGGTGAAAGATATCAAAGAGCATTGTGGTTGTGATCATTCTCAGATGTCGGCCAAAGAAAAGGTCAAGCAATTTATAAATAAGAATAAACGAGAAAAGACCAATGACAATTGACGATTTTTCAAAACACCTGATTGAAAAGGTGGTTGCTGAGTTAGACGAAAAAGAATCATGTAATCATACTGGCGCAGGTGCATCATGCCCTGTGCATGGTGACGCTGATTGCAATTCTTCCAAGCAGAATCGTGCTGAAGAAACTGTTATGGAAGTTAAGAAAGATGGCAAAGATGACAATGGTTTTGATTCTTGCTGGAAAGGATATAAAAAACAAGGCACCAAAATCAAAGGTGACAAAGAAGTTAACAATTGTGTAAAGGCAGGTTACGAAATGGAAGGCACCGAAGACTTATCTGAAAGAAAAGATATGCCTGGCAATCAAGAAAAAATTGATGCCAACAAGAATGGCAAGGTAGACGCACATGACTTTGCGTTACTTCGTGCTAGAAAAGGCAAGAAGTCAGTTAAGGAGATGTGGGAGAAAGCAGCAGAGGTTGCTGAAGGTAAGAAAGTTGAAATTGAAATCATGCCAACAGTGGATACTCCTAATGATATGGATCCTCCAACTGGTAGAAAAACAACTGATGATGTAAAAAAGAAACTAAAGAAAGAAGAAGTTGAGTCACTTGAAGAGAAGAAACTCTCTGCTAAAGAGAAGGCAAAGAAAGAAAAGTTTGTCAAAGGTATGAAGAAAAAGTTTGGATCTTTCAAGTCTAAGTATGGCGAAAAAGCAAAAGATGTGATGTATGGAACTGCTACCTCGATGGCAAAGAAAGCAGCCTAAATAGGCTGTCATCCATTTATCGGAGGTCATCATGGGCGCAGTAGTAGCGGCTATTAAGCCATTCCTTATTCAAATTGCTACCCACCCTGCAGTTAAGCAACTAGTGCTAGATCTACTCAAGAAGTATGTTGATAGCACAGATAACAGCATTGATAATGCTGTCTATGAAATGGTAAGAGATCTCATGTTTAAACCACAAGCATGATCACTTGCTTATTAACTAATTGGGGTGTTACAATAATTCTGGCATTTTTGTTATCATTCTCTGAATGGTTATCAAAAAATAAAAGAATCAAAGCAAATGGAATCTTAGATCTAATTCAAACATTTCTAAGAGCTCTATTAAAACATAAAGGAGACCAAAACTAAGGTCTCCTTTTTTTATAAATACTTTTTAGAATAAGAATATTTTATAGAGGAAACCGATGGCAATTTTCGGAACAATCGACGCTAAGGCGTTG